AAGTTGCAACAGCATATAGGTTTCCTGGCACAAGCAATGGTAACGGACAATGCATTTGTATACCTGAGTTTGGCGGCGGGTATACCGCGAACGATTTAACAGCTAACGGAATTACAAATACGGTAGTAGACGTTCTGGTCAACGGGGGTATTAATAACACTAATTTTGCAGACTCTGCAAACCTTAACAATTCTGTTGAAGTAATGTTGGATATTTACTGTGCAGGACTTGCGGCCCCAAAAGCCAAGCTAGCCATGTACTTTGCCCCTAACACATTTGCGAACTTTGTTAATGTTTTAAACACTGCGGCCACTGATACTACTAACTGCCCGTCTGCTATATCTTTTAGCTGGGTGTCAACTGAAGCCAATTTTAATGCCGCAGGTTATTATACTAGTACTATGTTTGCAATAGCAACATGTACAGCCTTGGGTATTACTGTGTTCTGTGCTGCCGGAGACTGGGGTAATAGAGGCGCACCTGGTGCATCTATTGGTACAGTATGCTATCCGGCATCAGACTTGAATTGCGTAAGCTGCGGTGGCACTCAATTGGAACTCAATGCCAATAACTCCATTCTGTCAGAGGTGGTCTGGGGAGGCGGGTCAAGCACTGGCTCCACTGGCGGCGGAGTTTCTGCATTTGCTGCAAACGTCGACTGGCAAACTGGTTTGACTTATAAAGCATACCCATCAGGCACAGTAACAACCGTGTCAAACAAACGAGTAGTGCCCGATGTTGGTGGTAATGCTTCAGGAAATTCTGGGTATACTTTTTATCTAGGCAATGCCGCATATTATGCTAGTAGCGTAGGTGGTACCAGCGCAACTGCACCTATTATGGCAGCAATGATGGTTAGAATTAACCAATTAAAGCAGTCTTTTTCGGGCTATCCAATGGCCAGCTGGTACGGAAATATATCTACCGCTTTTAATGATATAACATCGGGTGATAACACAAATACAACCACATCAACAGGTTTCCAGGCTACATCAGGTTGGGATGCTTGTACTGGTTTAGGAAGCCCCAAGGCCGATGTATTATACGGACTAACCAAACGAGGAATTACCTTTCCCAAAGCTAATTTTGGTTTTAGACGTACTGGAACACTAGCGTACCCTCGGGTACAACGTCCGACAAATTAATTTTTGACTCTGTTCAAAAATTAGTATATACTAACACTGATGTTCAATTCCATACAGGATTATACCCTAAGTCTCTTACCGCCTAAACGTCGTCGTAGCCAAAGTGGCTGGATCAGTTTCAATGCGGCTTGTTGTCACCATAATGGCGAAACAGCAGACACTAGAGGCAGGGGCGGAATTATTACCAATCCCGACGGCGGAGTTAGTTATAGTTGCTTTAACTGTAAATTCAAAGCTAGCTATCAACCAGGGCGCCCACTTAGTTTTAAATTTCGAAAACTATTATCTTGGTTAGGCGCTGATCAAAATGAAATTCAAAGACTTGTAGTTGAAGCATTGCGAGTTAAAGAGTTAATTCGTCCCGAAGACATCAAAGCGCCTGAAGAAGAAATTACATTTGAGCGCCGCTCGTTACCCGAACAAGCAAAAAGTTTTTGGGCATTGGCAGAATTTTATAGACTAGCCGATTATAACAATACTCCAAAACAGTTTATGGAAGCAGTTAGTTATGTGACTGGTCGTCATATTGATTGTGCAAAATACGACTTTTATTGGACACCCGAAGTTGAAAATAAGTTAAATCATAGAGTAATTGTTCCTTTCATTTATAAAAATGATATAGTAGGATATACTGCCCGATCACTAGTCGATGGAATTAAACCGAAATACCACAGCAATCATCCAGCGCACTTTGTTTTTAACTTAAATAATCAACGTTACGATAGTAAATTTGTTATTGTTTGTGAAGGGCCGTTTGATGCTATGAGCATAGATGGTGTAAGCACACAAACCAATGATATAAGTGAACAGCAGGCAGAACTAATCGAAGCTCTGGGTCGTCGAGTTATTGTTGTGCCCGATTTTGACAAGCACGTAAACAAACAAGGCCGCGAAGTTTGGCCCGGCGAAGTAACAATAAACCGCGCAATAGAATACGGTTGGTCAGTTAGTTTTCCAATTTGGAGAGAAACTTGCAAGGACATTAATGAAGCAATCAGTAAGTATGGAAAGTTATTTGTTTTGAAGTCCATTCTAGAAGGTGCAGAATCTAACAGTCTCAAAATAAAATTGTTAAAGTAAAATATGAGTAAAGAATACAGCGTTGATTTACAAAAACTATTTCTGGAAATGATGGTACAGAATCCAGAAAGTTATGTACGGGTACAGAATATCTATAATCCAGAAAACTTTGATCGTAGTCTACGTGGCGCAGCCAAATTTATCAAAGAGCACGTAGATAAACATAAGTCAGTACCAACTCCAGATCAAATTCGCGCAGTCAGCGCAGTAGAAGTAAAGCCCGTACCCGACCTTGGCGACAATCACTATGACTGGTTTATGAGCGAGTTTGAAGGCTTTACTAAAAAGTATGAGCTCGAACGTGCAGTGCTCAAAGCCGCAGATATGATTGAAAAGGGAGACTTTGATCCAATTGAAAAGATTATCAAAGATGCCGTACAGATTAGTCTAACCAAAGACATGGGTACAGATTATTTTGCTGACCCCCGTGCTCGTTTGATGAAAATTAAAAGTAACAACGGGCAAGTTAGCACTGGTTGGCCTACCATGGACAAGAGATTATTTGGTGGTATGAACCGCGGGGAACTAAACATCTTTGCAGGTGGCTCGGGTTCGGGTAAGTCGTTGTTTATGCAAAACATTTCATTAAACTGGATCATTGCAGGACTTAACGGTGTTTACCTATCACTGGAACTCAGTGAAGAACTTTGCGCTATGCGTATTGACAGTATGGCAGCAAACGTTAGCACACGTGATGTGTTTAAAGAGATTGACACAGTTGAGCTAAAGATTGGTATGTTGGGTAAAAAGTCAGGTAGTTTACGTATTAAGTACATGCCAGCACAAAGCAACGTTAATCAGATTCGTGCTTACTTAAAAGAACTAGAGGTGCAAACAGGTAAGAAGGTAGACTTTATCATGGTAGACTACTTGGATCTTGTTATGCCAGTTAGTGCTAAGGTTAGTCCCAACGACTTGTTCGTTAAAGACAAATATGTATCAGAAGAACTACGTAATTTAGCACGAGAGTTTAACATCTTAATGATTACTGCATCACAGTTGAACCGCAGTGCAGTGGAAGAAATTGAATTTGACCACAGTCACATTTCGGGTGGTATCTCTAAGATCAATACAGCAGACAACGTGTTTGGTATTTTCACAAGCCGCGCAATGCGTGAGCGTGGACGTTATCAAATTCAGTTGATGAAGACTCGTAGTTCAAGTGGCGTAGGAATGAAAGTTGATTTAGACTATGACTTGGATACGTTGCGTATTACTGATCCTGGCGAAGAAGCGCAGGGCACACCAGGAACAGTAAAACCTCAAGTTGGTAGCATCATGAATAGTATCAAAGCCAGGTCTACTAGTGCAGATGAAAATGCTCCACCAGGCGGATATGAACGGCCTAAAGGAACGCCGGTCTGGGATCAACCTAGTAGCTCGTCGGGTGAAGCACAAAGCACTAAACTTAAACAAATGCTGGCGGGACTAAAGAAAGTAGAATGAATTCATTTTGTAGATTTTTATCGCACGGTTATAGTTTTACCGACCACGCAGGAAAACTAATGATTAAACCGTGTTGTTGGTTTAAAGAAGACGTCAAATTTGAAAATCATGTCGAAGCCAGACAACGATGGGCGAATGCAACTACTTGGTTGCCTGGGTGTGTTGCTTGTGAAAAATTAGACAATGCCACTGGATATAGTTTCAGAAATGCTAGTTTTGATATTGTGCCCGACGGTACGCCTCCGGGCGCGGTAGCACTAGACATAAGTTTAGATTTTAACTGCAATGCGGCTTGTGTTATATGCGGCCCTTATAGTAGTAGTACTTGGGCCCAACAACTAAAAAAACACAGCATACAAATTTATCAGAGACCGCAATCATTGGATCATCTGGTTAAGGTATTTGATGAAATTGATTTATCTAATGTTAGGCGTATTAAATTTTTTGGCGGGGAGCCATTATTAACAGATACACATATAACAATACTAAAAAAGATACCCAATCCCGAACTAGTTGATATATGGTATACTACAAACGGAAGTGTTTTACCGGACAATAATGTTATTTCGATTTGGCAAAAATTTAAGTTAGTTTATATGGAAACTAGCATAGACGGCATAGGTGACAGGTTTAAGTATATACGTTGGCCTTTGGGATGGGATAAAATTAAAAATAATTTGTTTGAAATAAAAAATACAGGCCCTAACAACTTATTATTTAGAATTAATCATACCCTTAATCCTTTTAATATTTTATACTATGACGAGCTAACAAATTGGGTCGAGTCTGAATTCTCGCAAAATAAATTAGGAGACCCAACAGAAATTAACATACACCCATGCTGGGGTGTATGGGATTTATCGCGAACACCAGCAGCGTTGAGAGAACAAGTGTACAAAAAATATTCCCATGATCATGCTATCAGTAAGCTACTTGTTGACTTACCTGTAAATTCGTACGATCCTATCATTGATTTTACTAAGAAATGGGATGAAGTGCGAGGACTGAGATGGCAATCAGTTTTTCCGGAAATTGTCAATTATTTCCCATAACTCAGGCAAATAATCTTTAATATCAATATTTTTTAATTTGTCTTGTTCGTTAATAGAGTTAACAAATTCGGAAAACAATAAAGAATCGAATGTGTCGGGATATTTAATTAACGGTAAATTCTTTTTAATATGAGGGGGTAACACTTCAATATTAAATTGCTTAGGGAACGTAACTATGCCGTGATTATAGTGTAACTTTTGTTCATTGAACCAGCTGACAATATCGTGGTAATATAGTATATTAAGATTGCTTACTGTAAAACTAACAGATAAGATAGCACCTATATCTTTATATTGTTGTAGATTTTTTAGTAGAGCGTCCCATTTAAGCGGATATCGAATGTACTCAAATTGCTTTCCTGTTCCATCTATACTAATGCATATATTAAGATTTTTAAATGTTTTGAATAGTTTTTGTTGTTTTTCTGTTAAGTAAACTGAGCCATTTGTTACTAAGCTAATAAAACAATCAGTATTTCCGATAATGGCCAGATTTTCTAATATTTCTAGATTTTTCTTCTCGTGCAATGGTTCGCCTCCTACAAAAGTAAGCATTTTTACATTTTTCCATTCTATAGTATCCAATATCGAACTAGGAATTTCTTCCTTATTAATTTTGATATTCTTCAACGATTGCCACTTGGAGCTAGCACTGGGCCCGCATGTTACACAAGCAGAATTACATAAATTTGATGTATACAGTTTTATTATTTGAGTAGAATGTATACCTTTTCGACATTCATCTTCTATTATTTTTATATCTTTGTCAATGTAAAAATCAAACGCACTATTTTTTAATTGTCTATCACTGGTGATGTTCTTGTCCTCTAAGTCCCAACATTTTTTACATTCAAGCGGCCTTTGCCCGTCTAACATTTCTGCTCGAATTTTTATAATATCAGCGTTTTTAGGTAAATGACAGCAAGGGGTAGGAGAATTTGATAAATTGTATTCGGCCCCGTAAAACGGCATAACACAAAAACAGTTGTTCATAGTATTTGAATAATGTATAATAAATATACTTAATCCGGAGTTACATCTTGCAGAAAAAAACTCGTAGTTTATTAGAAGAACTAGACTCGTTACGTTTACACAAGGACAAAGAAAATCTTGTTGAAAGCCGTGCCAACCACGTTATTTCTGGCGCCATAAATCTTATTAATTTTATACGTGAAAATTATAATAAAGAACAAGCAGAAGAATTAGAACGTAGACTAATCAATAGCATTAGAAGCCAAGACACTTCAAAATTCAGCCGCGGCGTTAAAAGGATAACAAATGAGAATAAATGAAGTTATCACGGAAGCTTGGCGAGATTATATACCTAAATTCGTACCAGCCCAAGAACTGGACGCAGAGAAAAAAAGAAAAAAGCAGCAAGAATATGTCTACAAGCAAAGCGCCAGATTTGGGGACATGGCTTATCGTCAATTGGAACAAGATTTAGCAAAACGTAATATAAGATTAGCTGATCCCAAGACATACGGGACCATTCAAAATGCACTTGGTGTAAGTCTTGGAGATTTTCTTAAAGGTTACACACTTAACTTTTTTGGGTCCGATTATTCCACTGGCAATATGGTAAAACAGGAAATAGAAAAATTACCAGTTCCGATACAATTAACTCCTGGTAGTATTAAGCAATACTTAAACTCTGCCAACGAAAAATATAGAGAAGTATTAAAAGATCAACTTGGTGTTAGTTTGCGTCAAAATGCCGAGCGTGCCCAACAATCACGTGATGCAATCTATCAATTGGCGCACGGAGTTTTCACCAAACAAATAGACCCGACTGATATCCCCCAACAAACAAGAACTCAGGTTAACAGCATTTTACAAAATCCTCCGCAAGAGTGGAAGAATGAATTAGCCGCACAACAATCTACAGAACCAGCACAACCAGCACAACCAGAACAACCAACTCCACAACTTGCTCAAGGTGTAACAGTCTTAAGTCAAGAGCCTATGGTATTGCAAGTTGGGAAAAAACGTTATTATGTAATGGACGACGGTCTGTGGCACGAACAAGGTAACAGGAATCCAGTTGATTCCGCATGGAATGAGTTTTTAACAAAACAAGCCGATTTAGCAACTCCTGAGAGTCCAATCCGCGTAGTAAATAACCCCCCAGTTGTACGCCCTGTTACCACAACATCAAGACCACAACCGGCAGCTAGACCGCAACCGACACCTGCAGAAATAAGACAACAAAAACAGGCCGCGGCCACAAGACAAGTACAAAGACAAATGAAACCTAAGATCACAGTTCGTCCGGGCGAAACACTAGATCAAGCAATGGCAAGAACAAGGGCAAGCAGAGCATGAAATTATTCGAAATAAAAGAAACACCTACTAGTTGGTTATTATGCGAAGCCGCAGAAGGCAAGAACGTACACTTAGAGCACGTAGAAGATTTAGTCTACAATGAAGGTTATTTAGGCGCACAAAAAGCTCTTAATTATATGGAAAGCCTACGTAAAATGTTTGCGCAAGGTGAAGGAGATCCAGTTAAGGTAACAGTTAAGTGGGACGGAGCTCCTGCTATTATCTGCGGCATTGATCCTGCAGACGGAAAATTCTTTGTTGGCACTAAATCTGTGTTTGCTAAGACAGAACCTAAACTTTGTAAAAGCACAAAAGACATTACTAAGTTTTATGGCGAAGCTCTGGGCCTAGCAGAAAAGTTAAAAGTAGCATTAAAGTATCTAAGCAAAATTGGTATATCCAATGTGCTACAAGGTGACTTAATGTTTACGCCTGGAGATATTCAAACTGCACAATTACCTACTGGTACCGGTGGCGAAGAAGATTGTTATATATTCACACCTAACACTATCACTTACGCAGTACCAGTTAACAGTGAGTTAGGCAAAAGAATTGCGAAAGCCAAATTAGGTATTATATTCCACACTGCCTATGAAGGCCCTAGCTTGCCAGAAATGCAAGCTAGCTTTGGTGCTAGCGTCGCTGGACTAACCCCAAACAGCGCAGTATGGTTCGACGATGCTACTTACAAAGACTTTACTGGCCGCGCTAGTTTGACTCCGCAAGAAGATGCTAAGATTAAAAATACCCTTGTAGCAGCAGCGCAGACATTTAAAAAGATTACAGAAAAAGATTTTAATCGTATTATTTTTACAGGCCGTGCTACAAAAAGCGGAGATGAAGAATATACAGAATTTGCCACATTCATTAAGCCATTTATTAACAGCATGGTTCGTGGTGGAACCCAAGTAGGCGACCCCACAAGCTTCTTGAAGAACTTTTTCACATACTACAAAGGCAAAATGGAAGCTGAAATGGCCAAGTTAAAAGGCGGGCCTGACAGCCCAGCAGCTCAAGCCCGCATACAAAAGATCCAGGAAAAAGAAAAGTTTATGGCCGATAATAGTAACATATTATTGGGCATATTAGCTATCTATAAACGTATTATAGAAGCAAAGGTCTTGTTGCTACAAAAAATGCAACAAATTGAAAACATAGGAACTTTCTTAAAGACTGACGATGGGTACAGGGTAACTGCACCTGAAGGGTTTGTGGCCATTGGTCACGACGGCGGCGCAGTTAAGTTAGTCGATCGTATTGAGTTCAGTAAGGCTAATTTTACCGCCCCTAAACAGTGGAAAAAATAAGTCAGGCATAAATATTTACATGCGTTAAGTCGCAGAATTTTAAAGGAAAAATAAAATGGCAGTATTTACACGTACAAATGGTAATGCACAAAACGTTGTTAGCGTTGGTAACATTGCTCTAAGCACAGAAGCAAGTACAATTGGTGTACCAGTTAGCACAGGTATTGGTAAGCCAATCCAGTGTTTCGGTATCACAGCAAACACCAGCACATACAACACAAACACAGGCACAGGCGAAGCAGCTGAAATCACACTACGTGCTCTTGGTCTAAACGCTACTCTATTAGCTTATCAAGTTGATGGTCAGCTATTGAGCGCCGTTGTTGAAGAAAGCGCATGGAACACAACAGACCTTAAGGCTAACATCGACGCAGCTCTACAAGCTGGTGGATTTAACTGGTCTACAACTGTTACTAACGTTGGTCTAAAGCTAGCAACATCTTAATTCTCGCAGTTAGTTACAAGAGAGCAAAAAGGCAGATTCGTTCTGCCTTTTTTGTTGGCTATAAATATCTACATGAAACAGTGGATCTGCTTTACTCTAATAGACATTACTGCTACTGGGATAACCAGAGGCAATACTAAAGAACGAGATCAACAACGCAACTGGGAAACTGTTTTACAGGTATTAGGTTTAAAGACACAGCCAATAATTCACAATGGCATTGAAATAACAAAAAACATAAATTTAGAAGAAGTCCCGCCGGGTTATTTCGGAGAGTTTTATCAAGGATCACATACCGTTTGGGGATTTAAGTTTTCAAGTGAAACAGAAGATGTATATACCCTGGATAATCTATACGAAGATTTTGAACAAGTACCTGTAGTATTGGGATTAGATGAAACAGCAAGATTCATGTTGCCTATATTCCATAGCTATGGAACATTAAAAAACATACATTTCTTTCCTGCAAGTGAGCTAAATATTAGTTGATGCTACGGCACCATTAAGGCTTCTCTTTACGGCACATTTAGGCACATTGACACGCATCGCTAAAAAGGCGAAATATGAGTACCACCACCGATATTGAGAAGAAGAACCTAGAGGCGCACGTAGAACTTTGCGCTGAAAGGTATAAAAACTTGGATCATAAATTATCTAACTTAGACACTAGGATGAATGTGATTGAAGGTCACATAGTCGACATTAAAGACAGCATCACTAACAAAACAGGTGGCATAAACAAACAAATGATTGCGATTGGCACAACCATTTTGGGTGTAATGTTTACGGCTATTATTAGTCTTTTAATTCATTTAGCATCAAAATGAAAATCGTAGAAGTTACAAAGCAATTACAAGTGGCTATCACAAACGAAGAAGCCGATGTGCTACTTCAATTTGACGACGAAACACCTGTTATAGCCAAAGGTGAATTAAACGAACGACAGCAATATTTGGCAAATCAATTAGTAAACAAAAATCTATTAACAAGAAAACATGAAGACGGCCGAATCATCTATAAAAAGCGATCTGGGTAAATTTTTAGTCGAATTGGCAATTCGAAAAATTAATACTTGGGCATCAACGGAATTTACAAACTTACGATACGACGAACAGTTTCCTGTTTGTCTACAAATAACAAATAAATCTTGGGTCATTGGAAACTTTACTATTAAGAACAACGGGGCTCATTGTTGGGCCCTGTTCAATGACGAAAAATTCGTACATAATTTTTACAGCAAACAAGCCGCAATGTACTATGCAGTATTTGAACGAATGAAACTATACAACAGCGCAGACGTACTATTAACAGCAGATAAAAATATGTCGTTTGCCAGTACTGATTTTGATTTTTTTACAAACAAAATATCTAAAATTAATAAAAAAACAGACGATTTTAAAGCACAATTATGGCGCAGTAGATACTTAGAATCTAAGTCTAAGTTTAATCTTGCTCGTCAAGAATTAGAAAAAAGATTGTTATCTGCTAAATATAATAAAATCTGGGACAGAATACTATGAACTTAAAAGAACTAGCACCACAGACCACAAAGCGTCTAAACAAGGTAATGGAAAGCCGCTTTGGTTTTGCTATTGATTATGACAACTTAACCTATGCAAAAGCACAGCGTTTAAATATCGCCTTAAGCGAAAACCTAAACGCTATTCGTAAAAGCTACGGTGCCCACACAGCTGAAAAGAATCCTAAGTATATGGAAATGCTTATGGTTCGCGAAGGCCTAACTGCATGGTTAGATCAGCATAATCCATTAATGGAAGGCGAACTAGAAACTGCTGAAGCAGTACTAGCCGCTAAAGACATGGTGGACAGCATTCAGGACATGATCACTGATGCTAGCAAGATGATGAACGAAGAACTTCCTCCATTGCTAGACACTATCCGTGACCAGTTAGGAACTGCACAAGCTGATCAGTTCAAACAAACTGCTACAGCCGCACTACAAGGTCTAATGGACGCACTAAATGGCGCCCGTGATAGTTTAGATCAAGGAAGCCGCGCATTAGCAGGAGAACAAACTGCTGAGCCAATGGCTATGGGCGGTAGTACTGGAGATGATCTAGGCGGCGGATTGCCAGGGGAATTACCTCCTGCCGACGATATGAGCGACTTGGATCAAGACAGCGGCTTTGGCGCAGCTGATGCAGCCGCAGGTGGTTCTGAAGACCTAGGCAGAGAGCGTCGCTAATGCGAGCACGTGATTTTATTCTTGAAGACAGCGAAACCGGTGACACTCATTCTAAGATTGTCACCGTGTTAAGTCTTGTCAAGAGTAAAATAGATCAAGGTGAATTGCAGTCGAAATTGCCTGCACAATTCATTGTTCGACTAATTCAAAATACTGGTTTAGTTAGTTTTGGTTTAGAAGATTTAAAAGCTGCCAATGAAGAGATTCCTGCTATGAAGAATATCATTAAGCAAATGGCCGGCGATGAAATCGTATTCAAAACTGATAGTTATTCTACTGTTACAAATGCCGATGACGATTTTGGAACAGTAGATAATCCAGCACAAACAGTCTCCAACATGGCTAAAAGCGCCATGAAGCGTAGACAAGCCTAATTAAATACATTACAATAACTCAAGGAGATCTTGATGGCCTATTCAGATAAGGTCGTG